TTTGAGTATAACCCAACTCTCTTAACTTTTCATTAACTCTTTTGGTAATGAATTCTTTTAGGTCATCTTTTTTAAGATTTTCCAAATCACCCATTTCGAAAATTTTGTCAATAAATTTGTGTTCCAAGTCTCTAATGATTTTTGCTGCCTCGTAAATCGAAGTTTTTGCTTCCTCTAATAGTTCTGGAAACTCTTCACACATATGTCTAAATAGTTGACAACCCATCTTTGAGTGGAGTGATTCATCTCTTACACTCCACTTCATTTGCTGGCCAATTCCTTTTAATAGATTTCTCATTTGAAAAGAATATAACACAGCAAATGAGGAGTATAAGGCAACACCTTCAGCAAATGCTGAAAATATTGCAAGTGAACGAGCGACTTCAACTCTAGCCTTGTGATTAGTACCCAAATCTTTTGGTGTCCAATCTGCTGTAGTGTTGGTTAATAGTTCGAATCGTTCTTTCATGACTTCATCGTGCATAAACCCAGCGAAATCATCTAATCCAAGTGTTTCATTTAGATATGAATATGCCACTGAATGGATTGTTTCTTGTGAACCAAAAGACATTGCCATTTGCTTTATTTCGTGTTTTGGAAACCATTTGGTAACCATACCAGTCCAGTAATCACTTACAGCACATTCGGTTTGAGCGAATCCTAAAAGAATGTTTCCAACCAAATGTTTTTCTTCTTTGGTAAGATTTTCATTCCAATCTTTAACATCACCCTGCATAGGAATTTCAGTATGTAACCAAAATGCCTGCATTTGTTTTAACCAACCCTCACTATAATATTCGGGATATTCAAATGGTTTGAACGCAATTCTATCTGTAAATAACTTACTCATATCTTTTATAATTTAAACTCTAGTTTTCTTTTCTTGTGCTTTTCTAAACACTTCAGCGGCTCTGTTTCCTCTTCTTTCTTCTTGTTGATGTTCGTGTCCCAACAAAGTGTTTTGTGATTCAGTATCAATTACCAAGAATTGATTGTCGAATTTACAATTTTGCCAAATGATACCATCTTTACCAACACGAGATTTCAACAAACTTAATGTTGCTAAATTGTTTTCCTTTTGTTCAAGTGTTTTACCAATTGAAAGGATGATATGTGCAATTTGTGCCTTCTTAATAGAACCACCCATTTGGTCTCCAGTAACAACCTCAGATGAAATTGAACCTCTGTTACCCTGAGTTGCAGTCCAAATAGCAATATTAAATTCAGATGTCATTGATTCTAAACTTCTCATGATTGAACCCTCTCCCTTCCATTCTTCACCATCAACACTTCTTTCAGGTGAGATACAATCGACATAATCAATTAGTACCAAATCAGGTTTAAAACCTTCTGAAATCATTTTTCTAATCTTAGATTTAATTTCAGAAATGGTAACATTATCACTCGGTAATTTCGATAGTTTCAAAGTACCAGAAGATCTTTCTTGTTGTTCTCTAACAGCAGATAATACTTCTTCTTTAAATTCAGGTTGTTCATCGGGAGCAACTCCTGACCAAATTGTGTAATGTTTTCTCTTAATTTGAGCTTCATTGTCCTCGAAAAATATTTGAAGAACATTAAACCCATCATTATATGCGGTGTTAGCAAATTTGGTTATTATGGTTGTTTTTCCTGTACCGGTTGGTGCCAATATTACCCCCAATTCTCCACGTCCTAAACCACCCTTTAATACGTTGTCTAATCCAACAATACCTGTTCTGATAGGTAATCTATAATCCTTTTCAAGTGCGTCGTCTATGTTATGGAAAACGTCCACAACAGTATCGTTCATGATACCAACTTGCAATGCTTTTTGGATTTTTTGTTCAATCTTATTATAGGATTCAAATTCTCCATTATCAATAATGGATTGAATAACCTTCAATTCCTTTTTAAGATTTTGTTGTCTACAGAAATTTAATGATTTGTCTTTGACAAACTCATCATTTTTCTCCAAATTTTTGATTGATTCTAGTGTATCAATGTGTGGACGGTTAACATCTTTGTTACCACCTTCAGACATTATTTTTTGAGCCAATGTTTCATAGTTGGGTACTTTGTTGTAAGACAAGTGAAGTTCCTTAATGTTTTCCATAATGAACTTAAATGAATTATTATCAAAGTACTTACTTTCTAAAACATCAATAATAACATCACCAAATTTTTTATCTTCAATGATGGACTTTATTAATTGTTGTTGAAACGTGTGACCTAGATAACCAAAATTCTTTTCTTCTGACATTTTTTTTATTTTAAAGTTGATAATTCAAATATGTTGTTTCCAAATTTTTGGATGACAATATGTCAGTTAAGTCTGACAAAATTCCTCTCAATTTTGGACGAATATCCACAGTATATCTTACCTTTGGGTGATAGTAGTGTGCGGGAAATATTCTTGAAATAAATACATCATCGTTCAGTTTAATTTCAATTAAAAAGTCCTCTTTTTTATCTTCTGAACTATCTTCCACAACATCCAAATTTGAGAAATAATTTTGATTTTCACACAGATAATCGGATGTTTTTATTTTCAAATCTTCACTAATATCTTCCGAAATATTTTTTACATATTCGTGTAAATCCATACTTCTTCTTGCTTGTGGATTATGATTTTTTACGTTGAAGAATCTTTGACACACGATATTCCCATCTAATGTAAACAAAAATTCAAATTTTGTGATTTCTTGTTGATTATTCATAATTGTTAATTTTAATTATTTTTTTTTTATTTTTTTCTTTTCTTGTTAATCTTAAAAATGGATTTAGGAAATTAGTCCATGCATCATCCGATTTTGGTAGTAAATTGAAGATGCCATCCTCCGTCATCATTTTCATCATGTTTTTATATGAACGGCCTTCAGGGTCTAAAACATCATTAATTAATAAATCAATATTTTCCTTCGCCTCATCAGTTAGAAATGGTTCTTCTAAACTAACTATTCTTTTGTTCACTTGAAAGAATTCCTCACCAAACACTCCATACTTGGTTACACCGGTTAAAATGTTTTTATATAACCAATTATGTTTATCCTGTTCGAATAGTTGATTGGTGCGTTCTATAACTTCTTCTAACGAAACTCCTCTATCTCGTATCTCAGGAAATAAGGTTAATAACCTTTTAACCCCCATGTTTTTTATTCCCGAAATATTATCAGATGGGTCTCCGCACAACATCTTCACTAATTTCACATTATCTATGTGAATAGGTTCATGACTGTAAATTATTGTGTCATTGACCTTATAGAGTTTTTGATGTGACGGATTGAATATGTGAGTGTTTTCTGAAACAAGTTGTGTTAAATCCCCATCAGAAGAATAAATAATCTTATTTTCTTCTTGGGAACTAAGTGAATAATAGGCAATACAATCATCACTTTCACAAAACTCAAATTCTCCCTGTCTTACGTATAATTCTTCGAGATATTGTTTTATTCTGTGTCTTTGATAATTGTAATTGTCTATTTCTTCTTCACTTCTAATCCTGTTTTTTCTATTCTCTTTGTATTGGTGGTAGATTTTTCTTCTAGATTGTGAACCATCTTTACCGTCCCAAAAGACAACGATTTTGTCTAAATGATATGTCTCAAACGACTTTCTAAGAGTATTAATAAAATGAAAAATTCCACCAATGTGTTTTCCCTTATAGAAATGATTCTTAAGACCATAGAAACCAATCGTAAGTAAATTGTCACCATCAACTAATAATACAGACATTTAGTATTTTTTATTCGTCGTCAAATGACGAGGTTTCAGATTTGAATGCTAGTTCACTAACGTCAGTAACTTTTTCACCGAATAATTTACTGATGTAGTCCAAATTTTCCTTTGCGTATTCTTGTATTGATAACTTTTCCTCAGCAGGTTCCTTTGCTTTCATGAAACCATGAGGTGTTACCATAATTTTTCCATCCGCAAAACCGATACCATTAACGTGATTCTTCATAATAGAAATTTTAGTTCTACTTGCGAAGTTGACATCACGTTTGTTTCTTGTTATCTTAATTTTAGTGGTACCCGCACCTTTTTGGTTACCAAATAAGAATACTAAAGTTGAGTTCAACCAAATAGCTTCACCACCTTTTGCTTTAATTTTTGGTTGTCCATATGCATTATCGGGTAACTCAACCCAAGGTTGATTAACAATGATTAGGGTATTAGTATAAGGTTTATCAGTTCTTCTTGAACCTGATATACGTTGGTTAATACCCATACCTATTTTATCAGATAAAACGGACGCATTGTGTTGTTTTCCACCCTTACCATCAAATGTCATTTTACATGGAACAGAACCAACCGAATCCCACAAGAACAAAATATCGTGTGGTATTTCACCTTTTTCTTGTGCAGTTAAAACGTCATTAATGAAGTCAGTGATTTGTTCAATATATTCAAAATCACTATTAAAAAGATAAAAATCATCTTCTTTATTAAAACCCATTAAAACCGCGTGGTCCCAATTCCATTTTTGTTCAGTAATAATGAACACAGGTAGAACACCTTTCTTTTGTGCATCAACTGCCGCCTTAACAAGTGCTGTAGTTTTTCCTGTATCACTATGTCCCAAAAACATATTGATGTGTCCAATAGCGGGTCCTGGAAGTCCAGTTGCATCTATAAACGCATCACCCAAATCAAAAAATCGATCTGGTTTATATTCAGCTTCTTTTGAGAACTTTTTCTTAATTGAACTAAAATCTGTTTTTTTAATTGCCATGTTTTTGTTTTTTTAAAGGACATCCCCAATAGAAATGTCTCTGAGGATGTCCTTAATTAATTAAAATGGTAAATCACTGTCAGTATCGTCATCATCCTGAGGATCGACAACAGGTGGGGATTTTTTAGGAGGACTGAATGTTTCTTCTGAACGTGATTCCAACTGAGATGCTGAAATCCATTTATTACTTTCAGTACTCCATTTTGGAGTTTCTCCATTTGCCACCAATTCAAGATAGTCTTCCCCTTTTTTAGAGTAAACATCAGACCATGTTAATGAGTCACTAACCCATTCATTTGCCTTTTTTTCGTCTTCGTGAAGTGGACCTTGGTCTTCAGGAATTACGGAATTAATAGTTGTATATTCTTTTCCTGTTCCCGCTTTAGTTAGTCCCAAAGAGAGAATCAAATCTCTTCCTTTGACAACATCCGTAATATCTCCTTTATTTTTAAAGATTGGGAAGATTTTATCTAAAACACCTTCGTTCTTAGCGTTGTGTTTAAATCTCCAAAATTTAACACCATCTTCTTCATGGTCTCTATCAATAATCTTAACGATGTAAAATTTACGAGAACGATATTGTCTAGCAAGTTCTCTATCTGATTCTACACCAGTTTCCATTAAACTTTGGTAAACCTCATTTAACGGTGATCTTTTACCTTCTTGTTTTGGGTCATATAGTTTTAACCACTGACCATCAACTTGAACTTCGTGAAAATACACCTCAACAAAAGGTGAACTTCCGTCTTTAGTTGGTAAAATTCTAATTCTTCTTTCTTCACCACGGGAACCTTTTGGTAGGAGAGTGGTAAAATACTTTTTCAATCTGTCTTCTTGTGAGACCTTGTTTGCGTTGCCACCTGTGGCTTGTTTACTTTTTTCGTACTGAGCCAGTACTGCATCAAATGTTGACATATTAGTTAAATTTTAAATTTAATGATAACGTTACTCATAAAGTATAAACTAAAAAACCCGAATTAAAAAACTCGGGCCTTTATTTTTTAAGAAATTTTTTTCAACTATTCTAAAGTTAAGAGATATGATAATTTATTAACTTCTGCAATCATCTCATCTCTGATGTTTAATAAATCCGTGTCTACTTCATCCAATTCCATTTGAACGAGTGCTTCCCTAACGGTGTTAATAAGACCTTTCATATCTAAATCTGACAAATTATTTAATTGAATCGTCTTATTCTCTTCAGTCAAAGTGAATCTACCATACTTTCCCATTGCACTTTCAACAAATGTATCGATTAAACCATCCATGACACCATAAAACTCACCAAATGCAATGTGTCTAGCATAACCCTTTGTTTGCCAATGGTTTATTTTCATTTGGACTTGTAGTCCCATGAAAAAATTAATGTTAGAATCTAGATTCATCTTCTTGTCTATCAGGATTAAATGTTTGTCTTATAGTTTCTTTTGAATAGTCATTAATATCCTGTTTTGATAAAACGTATTCATTTTTACCACTTTGTCTCATTTGATCTTGTTTCATTGCAAAAAATTGCTGTGGATTTTGACTAAATGGATATGAATCTAATGATCTCATTTCTAATTTTTCTTGTGCAGTTGGTTCTCTCATAGTTTCTACTTTGGAACCTAACTGGTCAATTTTAGACATTACCATATCCATTTGGGTTAACTTACTTTCCAAATCAGATAGTTTGCTGAAAACATCGTCCATCTTATTCACCACACCATCTTGTTCCACCTTTTTGTCATCCATTTCTTTTTTGATACTTTTGGTCATATTAACCAAATCAGTAATATCAATCTCTTCGACATTGTCGGTTTCAGGTGCTGGTGGTGGCATGTCCATCGGTGGTGCACCCATAGGTGGAGCATCTGCAGGTGGTGCTGGTGGTAAATCTCCTGCCAACGCCGGATCAGCAGGTGGTGCATCCTGTTCCATAATCATTTTTTTAGCGTATTTGTTAATTGCATTAAAACGCATTAACTCTTCGTGTAACTTTTTTTCTAAACTCATAGCATTAATCTTGTAAAAGTTGTCTACCGTCTTCGGTAACGTATTTTTTATTTATTCTTTCAACAATCCCATCTTTAGACCTGATAACATAACACTCACCAGTTGCTAAGTCACATTCTTCACGTTCCATCCCGTCATTAGATACCTTTCTAACTTGTTTTGTGTTTAAAAAATTGTCTACGGTGTTTCTTAATTTATTATTATCCATAATGATTTTATTATAAATATAAATATCCCGTTTATTATTAATGTTTTTATTTTATCCTAAAATAAAGAATTTCCCCTTCTACAATTTTCAATTCACTCATTAATTTATTTGAAAGTCCAATTCCATAACCATCGATAAATGGTCCAACATTAACAGGACCTGAAACATTCAAAGTATCGACTCTTCTGTCCAAATCGTAATTTGGATTAAGTGTAAATTGTTTATTATTATTAGGGTTCAAGAATTCGGTAACACCCGTGATTATTTTATCTGCAGTTATACTTTTACTAAATTGAAACTTAGTTGAATAGAAATAATGAGAGTTCGACAATTCTTTAAGTTCTGACCACTTTAATCCGGTTTGTCCTTCAGAATTTACGTTAATAGTATTTTGAAGTTTACTCAATAATGACATGTGTGAAGAATCTGATAATTCATATATGGTAGATTCCAATCCCATTCTGGCAACTTTTGCTCTAAACCATTCACCTTCTTGTCCATTTTGTTGTCTATAGGTAACTTTCTGTATGTATTTTTCATTACCATAACCATTAAATGGAATACCAAATTGACTAATTCCTGAAGTATTAATAAGTTGTTCACCATTAATCTTAATTGTTCCCATATCGGTAACAAAATTTCCAAAGTCTGTTCTAATTGTTTGTTCGGTTGTACTGGTAGTATTTGCAGATTCTATCTTTTTAACAACCGCACGAGCAGCATTTGTTATCTTATCAAATAGTGACTTATAACTTGATACAAACGAATCTTCAGGGTCAGGTAATGCGGCAACCGGTATTCTCGTACCTTTAAAACTTGTTTCAATATTATTATCTCTAATATTATGACTGACTTCAGTAATCCAATAAGTTCCTCTAAACATTGGAATATTCTTCAGATAAAAATACATTGTTGGTTGTATCATAACATTACCCATACAACTCACATCACAAGAATAAGATGCCTGTCTATAGTAATCAAACAAACTAACATCAACATTGTATGTACCAGCACCTGATTCAGATCTTGCAAGATTTTCCAAAACAATGAATGATTCTGATGAGTTTTTTAATGTTGTTTGGTCCAATGACACCCCTTTAAAAATGTTTTGATATTGATCACCAAAACTTACTTCAAAGGCAACAACCTTATTAGATTTATTTAATTGGTCAATATCATATAATTCAGGTAATGTTGCAATTAATGGGTTTTTATTTCTATTTGAAATGTCAAAACTATCATCATTAAATTTATAATCTTTACTCATATCCGATGGATGTTTTGATGTGGGTCCTACGAATTGAATGATTATTTTAGGTGATGATTCTTCATAATCAACATCTAAGAATGTACCGAATAAATTCTCAGCAACTTTTTTAGAAGGTGTTATTTTAGATCTATTTGAAATATTTGTCCCATAGAAATTGATATATGCTGGTAATGCTCTCATATCAAATCCAGTACCTTTTAATAATGTAGATATTGCAGAATACAAATCTATATTATCGTTTCTATCATCAATTAAATCAATGAATTTACTTAAATTTAGATAAGTTTTACTTCCAATGTCTCTATTTGCTCGATCTAAAAATAGAAACTCCTCAAATAATAATCTTTGTCCGAGTGAATTTCCCGCAACCCACTTATCATTAAATGATTTAAAACTATTATAAAGTTCAACTTTGACCTGTCTATTATTATAACCATCAACAAAATTGACGGCAAAATCATTTCTTTCTAATTTTAATGATGGAAACTTTGATATTAATTGTATAAGAAATAAATCTAATCTATTATTTGATCCACCAGTTTCGTTTGTGGTTGTTTTTTTATCTATTATGTTATTTTTTAAATAAAGTGAAAACTGTTCTCTTGTATTGGTTCCATTAAACTTTAGATATCCACCATAAATAAGAATTAGAGGTCTAAATAACAATACATTTTCTTCATCCAATCTTATGTCTGAAATTCTAAAAAAGTCTTGATATGTGATTCCTGAGTCAGGATTTTGTCCAACATATAATTCAATATATTTTGTATTACCACTCTGAGATGTAAAATCATATGACCCCCACGATTCAGTCTGATCAATATAGTTGTTTAATACATATGCATCCAATTCTTTTGGATTACCTAATGTAATTTTAAGATAGTTATCTGCTTTTGTTAGTTGTTCAGATAAAACAACTAACTTTTGTTTTTGTCTACTTTTAATTTTTAATATGATATCTTCTATTTCCGTTCCATCATCTGATTTCTTTTCAATTTTTACAATTTCCTTTAATAATTTTTGAAAGTTGTCATATTTTACCTTGGGGAATTTTTTAAACGGATCTTCAATATCAATCAATTCAGAACTGAATTGTAGAAATATTTCCTCAAACTCATCTAAAATCTGAGGACTAAATGTCCCAATTAAATCAAAAACCTTCTTTTGATTTGAACTGATTGCATATATGTCTCTAGTTAGACTAATATTGTATTCATCATAATCAAAAAATGTTTCACCACTAAAACTGTCATTGATATATTCATCCTGCCAAAGTAATCTAAAATTAAGTTGTTCAGTTTTGTCAAAATCAAAATCAGATGGTTCAACACCAACCTCATCTTTTAAGTTAATGTATTTGTTACCACCATCACTAGGTAAAATGGTATAAGACATATCTTTAGTGTCAAATTTTGAATTATCTACATATTGTGTCCAATAATTCAAACCATTTTCTTTAGGTCTAACTCTTCCATTTATTTTTTGACTAACTGTATTACCTGAAAACGATGTATTTCCAGAAGAAACTACGTAGTGATTGTAATCATTAACAACTTGATGATAAATTGCATCATAGAAAGGATGAACACCAACGTCTTTATTATTCAAATAATTCACATTTGTTGAATTAAATGTAAAAGTTGTAAATGTTGTTCCAGTTTCATTATTATTAAAAAATAAATCAGTATTAATATTAGTGGTTGTGGTATTACTGTTAGATGTTGTGAACCCTGTTAAAATATCTACCCCTTCCAATACCTTTCTTTTATATCTATGATATATTGATCCCCATTTAACAATAAGATGATATGGTACATAGTGAGTTGCACCAATTTCTCTAAAAATTGATGACATTCTTTTAGGTGGTAGTAATGTAGTTCCTCCTTGTGTTCCCGATTTTGATAATCTTATTTCATCTTCTAAATCATGATATGGTAATGAATTCAAAAATAGATATGCTGAACCGGCATATTTTCCAAAAGAACTTGTTTTTGTAAAATCACTATATAATTGTTTATGAAAATATGGTGTATTCAATATATTTGTTACATTCTTTCCAACAAATAGGGATTGAGTAAACATGTTAAAATTCTCAGATAAATCAAAATATGGTGGTTTTATCCAATTAAATCTATCAAATGGTGAAGATATAAAATCATTACCAACGACACCGACTCTAAACAAACCTTCGAATTTAAGTTCATCATCAGTAAAACTATCCTTTTCAATGTAATCTAAATAAGTGTTGGAACTAAATGGAAATATGTTTTTTCTATATGATTCGGGTGTATAGTTAATTAAAAAATTATCTAATTTCACATATGGAGTTGTGTCAGTTTTTCCTGTTAACGTTTCATCATATTGTTCAATTTTAAACGGAGTAGATATTACCTCTTTAATATATCTTGTTGTGGGTAATGAATCTTCGTAATATGGAAATCTCTCATATGGTGAAAGTTTTTCCATATAATCTAATAAATCATCTTTTGATTTTATATAATTTTTTAATATGTCAATAATATCCAACTCTTCTCCTGCAATTTCTTGAATCATTCCAAATTCAATCTCAGCCAATTCTCTCAATACTGTTGAATTAAACGAATCGAACATTGTAATTTGTAATGCTCTTTCATAAATTTCATATAAGAATGATACCGGTCTTCTATCTGAATATGGTAGTGTTTGTTGTATTTTGAATAGTTGACTTACGTCCTTAATCCTCGATTCATCTTGATTACTATCAAAGATATATTGTAAATCATTTACACCACCTTCTTTTTCAACCAATGGGTCTTTAACATTTGTTGAAACACCCATAAATTCTTCAACGAATGAGACTTCAGGCCATAATATACTGTTAAATGATTGTAACTTACTTTGTAATTCAGGTTCACCCGGATACGCAATTACTCTCTGTTTATCACCTGGTGTTGTTTTTTTAATTTCAGGCCACGGATATATGGAATCCCCAAACTCATCTGAGAATTTACCAATTATTCTTTTTCTTTCTTCCGCCAAATCAAATGCGTCAGAATGAACATCTTTCATTAACCTAACATATACTTCGGCGTTTGCCATTAATATTCCGAAAAGATTCCTTACTGTCGGTTCAAATCCAAAACCTTTTTTAGGGTCTTTGATAATTTCATTCATCTTTCTTTCAATCTCCTTTTCTACTTTAACATTTTGTTCGAAAAAGACTTTTTGAAGTGTTTGAATATCCGATATAATTCTCTCAAAAAATATATAATATTTCGTTGAGTCACTAGATAAAATACCATAATAGGAATCTATTGGTAATAGTGAATTGGACAATAATTTTGTATCAACTCCCGCTCCACCACTTTTAACATTGTCATTGAATACTTTCTGTTGTTTTTTAAGTTGTTCAGAAAAAGTCGTTATAATGTATTCTAAAGTATCATTGTTAGTTGAACCTGTTACTAATGTTAAATCAAGTTTGTTCTTTGATTTTAACGCATAGGCTCTGGACACTTCAGAGTTAAAAGTAAATTGGTCACTATAAAGTGTTAAATCTAAATTTTTATTTTTCCATCCGTTTACTTTGATTTCAAAGTTTTTCAGTACTTCTCTATATGTCCTAATACCATCTAAGACTTTGGGGTCTATTACCTCATCAAAAATCTGTTGTTCCAATCTTTTATCAAGAGTTGATGCTAGTGCACAAATTTCTCTCAGAGTTCTAACAGGAAGGTCTTCAGGAATCAATTTTTTCTGTTTCATTTCAGAATAAACCGATTGTAGGATTTGATATCCTTTGGATGATTTTAACGCTTTCTTTTCATATAATCCAGTTTTTTCATTAAATGACTGAGAACCTTCAATAGTTCTAATAAACATATATGGAGCATTCAACACCGCCTTCAATGGGATGTCACTCAAGTAAGCGTATGTTGAACCGACAAATTTTGTTGTCACCTCAAAATTACCACTATTGGCATTAAATCTTGAGCTAAATGAAACTAAGTGAAGTCTATATCTAATCGCCTTCCCATAATAACCTTTTATTGTAAGGTAGAATATTGGCCAAGGAATATGAAAAAAACTTTTATATGGTGAATTTTCAGGGGAATCGAATAGTGTTTTACCTCTAATATCTGCAAACTCTATTGTTATTTGTGGAATAAGATTAGCACCTTTTATTTGTACTGATATACTTTCAATACCAAAAGATTGACCTGTCCCATCATTTTGAAAAAAATCACCAGTTGTGTTCCCGTCTTTAGATTTTCTTTCTGTTCTCTCTAAATACGCATCGGTCCAATTAGTTGTGAAATTTCTATCGTTTGGGTCTGTTGAATCACCAACTTGTGATGAAAGGAAATTTAATGTTCCTTTGGCAATACTTCTTAAAGAGTTTTTGTCTCCATCGGAAGTGAGTGTTGTTCTTGGTATAATATCTGCTTCAAGATTGACATACATTACCAGTCTTTCTTGAGAAACACTTCTTGGTTGAACCTCATTATTAACTAATACACTATTAGGATCGACATAAATTAAATTATTTTCGTCGGTCTTAATTAATATATTTTCACTATTTGATAAATCATTGTTCGCCATAATATAAATTATACAATTCCACTCCTCTTTTGTAATCTTGTAAACTACTATTCAATGGAAATGGTATTCTTAAAATAAAATTGTCTTGTAATTCAAACTCATTAGTTCCGGCATTTGCATTTGCTGTCATAATTAACCAACCAAATGTTGGTGTATTATAAAACTCTTGTGATAGTTTGTCCAATCTATCTTTTCCACGTCTAAACGTATGATATCTATCGGTTCCTTTAATCGGCAGTTCAATTCCCGGCACAATTCTAAAATTGCCATCACCTACGAAAAATTGATACCTATCAAAATAAATTCTACTCATGGTCTAAAATAATTTAATTTATCATCCGTTGGAGGAATGTTATATTTACTTTTTAATTTTTTAACCTCTTTTTTGATTTCATCATCAGTTAATTCACTTTCTGTTACCATAAATGATATTTCCTTTTCATTTTTTCTATTTTTAAGTTTTTTGAACTTAAAACTTTTATCTTTTAGTGGTGAACTGATAAACGAATCAAATTTCTTCTCTATTTTTTCAACAGTTTTTTCATCAAATATTGTTGTGTCAACCGAAAAAACCGCTTTAAAAGATGACTTATCTTCCTCTTTTAATAATACAGATAATAATTCAGAAAGTGTATCGGTAGAAATATCGGGACTATTAAAATTTATTGATGTATCTAAATCTTCATATAATTTGTCTGAATTCTCTTGAAAATAATTTACACAGTTTTCATATTCATCATATAATAAATCATATGTAAATCCTGATAACGTACCTTTAGTTACAACATCCTTTTCAATTTTTACGTCGTAACCATATTTGACAACAAAATTAAGTTTATCAAACGCGTCAATAACTTCGTTTCTAACCGTTATAAAATCACCTAATTGTTTTTTATCTGATATACCATTAATTTCTTTTTCAATAAAATCTTTGAAAAATGGTTGTAAAAGTTCATTGGCTTTATTTTGTTTTGGTACTGATAAAATACTATCAAGATTCATCATTTGACTAATATTAATAGTTTCCAATACTTGTGTCATTTTAATTTTTAATGCATTTATATAAAATGATAAAGGCCGACTTTTAGCATATTCACCAAATAAATCAATAGTTAAACCCGCACTTGAAGATGTTGTGTTGAAAACATCATATGTTTTAATATCTCTATAGTTAGGATGTAGAATCATTGTTGAAATGGATGTACCATAATCTTTTACAAAAAGATTATATAGTGTTGGGTAACTATCAAAATATTTTTCAGAAGTCTCATATAAAGTGTTTACTAACCCATCATATCTTAATGAAGACTCTGAAAGTACACCAATAAACTCACCTTCCACCAATTCATTACCTTTATTATCATTCGTAGATTCTTCAGGTTTTGGTATTCTTTCGTTTATTTTTTCTAAAAACTCTTTTGTGAATTCTTCTCTATTTTTACCATCAATTGTCTCCGCAGTGTTGATTGACCTTTCATCATACATCTCAGTATTTGCATAGAAATTAGATGATAATGCGTTTTGTAATCTCTCAACTGGTCTTGATAGACCTTGTCCACCAATAAAACTAATTTGTAATGTAACATTAGCAATCATTGGTTGAACACCAATACCCTCTGGGTTTAAATCCCATGTAGAATCATCAAATGTTATATTAATATCTTTAATAATAACTTTAGAATGATAAAAATCCCCAACTCTTAATACACAAACTGGTGGAGGACCAAATGAAGTATTTCTTGCATTCAAATCAGACGCATCTGATAATCCTTTAATTGGTATTGTATCACCCGGTCTAACACATTGTAATAAGAATGTTAGTCTTGAATTTAATCCTTCAGGTGTTGTTGAATGAAATCCAGGGTGGAAATATTTTAATTTTTCTTTTAGTGTTTTAAACACCACAGGATCACTCTCCTCAACTTTTTGGAAATAATAACACTCACTAAGTGTTTTCATTATAATCCTCTTCAACGGGTCAATTGGTGGTCTATTTGGTCTTGGTGTTGTTGGTTCTCCAACAGGTTCCAATCTTGATATTATCGTTGGGTCTGTATTTGTTTGAGGTTTTTGTGGGTCGGGCTTCGTTATCTTAGTGTATTCAAATATTATTCTTGATTGTCTACATCCAAAAGCGACTGGTGCTGAAATTTTTAAAGATGAACCACCTGATGTTGATACGAATTTAAAATCTTGTGTAGAACAATTGACATTGTTTTCATTATTAAATTCTTCGCCAGCACTAATTGTTGTGAATTTTAAAACACCATCTGATTCAGTATAACCTAATTCCTTTAATGTAAATTCCAAGTCAATTTTTGTTTGTTGATTCCCTCCACCTGTGAATGTTGATGGCCATTTAGAATCTAATACTGATTTAGGATTAACGTCCTTTTTGATTCTATCTAATATATCAAGTAAAATACTATAGGTTCTTCTTATTGATAGTCTGAAGTTGTATCCATTATCTGCAAGTGCAGAGCAAGATGAACCTATAACAATTGAAAGTTCTTTTACTATTCCACTTTCAATATCAGTTTTCAATGTTGTGGTATTGTTTACATATGAATCAAATCCACTTCTAGCTTCACTTATTTCTCTATTTAAATCACTTATTGTGTTATTTTTATATGTGGACGCTTCTGCAAGAGGAATATCTTTACCATACAATATTTTCTTATCATGTATTGCATTTGCTTTATTATACGTAGTCGAACCAGTCAGAATATCGTCAAGTGTAAGTGTTAAATTTGATAATGTGCCACCAGTCCAACTATCAGAACCAATTTGTGGAGTATATATATCGGTATACTTCGTACCTTTAAAATCTCCATCAGTAATTTGAGGCCAATTATTAGCGAAATTTAAACTAACGTTTAGTTTTACAGTTTGAGAAGTATCACTAACAACAGTTGGTTCTGGTTGAACCACAACCACGGTTGTGACATTTTTAAATCTCTCAACTGTACTTACATCTACTTTCTTATTAAGAAAATCACTTACTAATTTAGCGTCTTCAGGTGTAATGGTTGCATATCTTCTAACCAAATCGTAAAAGTCAATTTCTTCACAACCCGCAAAAAATGCATTGATATAATTTTCCGCCTCATCATCTGAAAAACCTTTGAAATGTTCCCTAACCAGTAAATTTAAAATACTTGGATGGTCAACAACAACCTTAAAAGATATTGTACCAGTTCTTTCTGTATTTTGATATGTGTAAATTGGTTCGGGTCTACCCAAAAATTTATTAGGATTCCAAGACGCACTATTTTGTTCACTTACTTTTAAATCATATGGTGGAAACCACATAACTCTACCACCATTTGGACCTCTTTCACAATATGGTAAATCGTTTACTGTAAATCCGGGTACATTAGATGTTTTCCATGCCAAATTTTCAATTGAAAGCATGTATTTTTTTGCATAAAACCCATCACCGCTAGGTAAAATGTTTGTTGACCCATTAAAGTCTTTACCACCATTTGATATGGGAGCAATGTTTAAATTCCATGAACGATCTAAAACACTATCATCGTATTTTCTTACGTTTTGTTGTCTCTTCATGGTATCTGAATAGTTCAAATACGACCTATCTTTTGTCCATACTCTACAATACTCAACGCCACTTTCCCCACCAAATTTATCAGTATATTGAACCGCAGAACCTCTACTTAACATCACGTCACCTTCTCTAAAAATTCTACTTGTTTGGTCAATGACGTTGGCAACGTGAGAACGAGCCTCGGCACCATTTGTTGGTAACGTATCTAAAATCTCTTGTGTATACCCAAGGATAGAATCGGTCCTAAAGTTAAAACCAGTGGATGACGAATTATCAAAATCATTTTTTTGACTCTCCCATTCTTGGTTATTTTCACCTAACTTATTTCTTGTATTTCTACTAATCCATGTTAGTTTACCAGTAATACTACCACCATCAGAATAGTTTCTTTTTCTTTGGAATAATTCGGTCTGAACCGGGTCAAATAAGAGACTTAGATAGTAATTACTTCTTACAGGACGATCATTAAAATCGTTCATTGCAAATTTCACATCATTACCTCTATCGTCACCAATATATGCCTGACCTACAGGTGCATCAATACCTAATAAATTTGCAACACCCTGTGCAATATTACCAACCACATTAAAAAGTCTTGAGGTATTTTGTGATCTTGCTGAAGTGGTATAGTTAGGTGCATATGTTGAATATGATAATAAGTCGTACAAAACATTTTTTTGACCACTACCCATATGTTCAATAAACAAATCTGATGGTTTTCTAGATGGTGTTGGTCGTCTACTTATACCAATTAATGAACCGAGAGCACCTGTTACATCTTGTAAAAGTCTACCAACTCCTGTATTTGCTACAGGTCTTACATTAATTGGGTTTTGTGGGTCAGTTAAATAATCACCCGGAATGTCAGAAAACGGTAACTCAACACCAGATGCAACTTGTACAAAGTCAATTATTTTACCCGGTAAAGTTTTACTTACAGTAATTTCATAATTTGGTGCAACCAGTGGTTCTCTACCACTAATGATATTTGATGCTGTTGATATACTACCGTTTAATGCGTCACTAAGTCTATCTCGTCCATTTGTTACACGTTCTATATTTCGTGCAATTCTAGAAAAAACAGGACCACTATTTGTTAACAAGTGAGTTCCCGCAAACTTCATCAATTCTGATTCATTAGTTAAATTCTGTTGTCTGAATACACTAATTAAATTATGATTCTGTAATTGAAAGTAGGGGTATAAATTAAGATTTGCCCTTCTTGGTATTGTTCTAATATCCTCAGTTACATTGAAATTTGTTGGTTTATAAACATTGTTTGTTTGTGGTACCCTTAACATTTCACCTCTGTTATCGTCTACATCACCCGGATTTACATTCGGAAAATCCCTTAAACTTCGAATCGCATAATTACCTGAAGTAAAAGTTTGCGGTCCATTTGGTTTGGTAAGAGTTCTAGCTAAAATTGAATTTCGTAATTCTTTAGTAGAGTCAAAGTTTAAGTAACTTGGCATCGATTTGTTTTATCAATAAATAGATAAAAAATTAAAATGTATTTTTGATTTATTGAAAACGAAGATATTTTGTATGAGTTACTTTAGTATCTATTGATTAGGGTAGATATCCTCTAGGATTAGAGTTGTTTCCATTTACATTAACCTCAATTGGTCGTCCTTTTATTTTATCTGCTAATTGTGATAAAGAATTGGCTGATATATCAAATGTAGTTGGAGTTGTATTTTGTTGTGATTGTGTATTTTGTTGTGTTTGTGTCGTGTTTTGAGTATTATTAACATTCAATGGTTGTTGTGGTGTTCCTGATGCCCCTTTTTGCTTTTGGTCGTCACTAACCTGCGTTTGAAGTTTTGATCTGAATCCATCCAAAGTAGTTTTTAATTCACCACTAGCTTCTTCTCCCGTAACATATTTTTTCAACATGTTATTACCCAATTTAACATATTCATCCAACTCAGCACCCATTCCCCTATATGTCTTAGCAAATTCAACCTGCATCATGGCGGCGATTTGGGACACGTTTAATGCCATTTTTTGGGTTTCAGTGAATTGTTCCATGGCAATATCTCTTATATCCATCGTTTCAAATGCCTCTTGATTTTTTAAAATTGCATCCACAGCACTTTGTTCTAAATCTTCTAATTCTACTGTTTTACCTAATTGTTCTTGTAAAATAGCGGGTACTTCAATGACCATTTTACCATCTTTACCCATTCTAGCAATATTTGTTAAAAACTCCTTTTCCTTTTCATCTACAGATATACCTGCACCCATTAAATCTGCAGCTGCGGATGTTCTTTCAGCAGCGGCAATAGCCATATTTGATAAGTCTTGGTAACTCATACCAAGTTCATCTGCCATAGCTCTTGCTCTTCTAAGGTTAACACCCGTAATTTCAAATTTACCATTTTCTTCACTATATACCGCCAAAGATTCTGCAGCACCAATTAAAGCGTCTTGTAATCCTTCGACATTATTTGTAGCCATGTACATCATTTGAAACGGATCTCCCAAGGAACCAACAGCACCACCTAATACTTGTAAATTTGCCGCTAAGTCAATTGCCTTTTCAGGTGACATTACTTTATCTGCTAAATCAAAGACATTCTGCATGTTCATTCTAAATTCAATAGACTTTTGAACCATTCGATTTAAACCCTGAGTACCGTTTTCAAACCCATATTGGTTTAGTTTTCCAATATTTTTATTTAGTTCTTCAGTAGTTCTTCTGGAATTTAATCCTAATGTAAGTGATGATTTACCCGCCTCATTTATATTTTCTAATGTCTTTTCAGCTCCAATACCAACTAATTCAAATTGTCTAAGTACTGGACCCATCTCTTTCATATCACCAATAAATGCCCTTGATGTTACTGCCATGTTTTCCATGATAGATTCGTTCATAATGAAAAATCTTCCAGTTTCTTTTGTTGCAGAAATAGCGGTATCGGATAAATCACTAAATGAATAACCCATACCTTGTACACCATCAAACGCTTCTACAATATTATTTCTATAATTTCTAGATAACTCACCCCCAATTCCAATTTGAGCATTTAATTGATTTCTTAATTTAACTTCATCACTTAGTATTTTCTTCATACCATCAAAAAGATTACCTAGTCCTGTGGTGAATAAACTAGTTAACCCATCTTTTAAAGGTTTACTACCAAAAAGTGCGGTTCCAATAGTTATTGCAGCATCTGCAATTTGGTCGGCACCAATTAATTCTTGAGCAGCCTCGGCACTTATCATTCCATATCCAGTGGTAAATCCCTGTGTTGTAACCGGCTTAGGTCTACTTCCAGTTAGGTCTTTTGGTGCAGTTGGAGTTAGGTCTACATTTTTATAATATGATTGTTTTGCTGCGATAGTTTCAGGAGAAGCATTTGCATCAACATTTTCTCTGTAATATTTTTCAAATCCATCTGGATTGTTTCTTGCTAAGTCTTGTAATCTCTTATTATCTGCTGCCATACCAATAAATACTATTTAGGAGTGTTTTCTATTTCAATCATATAATTGATATAATACCTCCTAATGTAGATGGGCATACGAAGGATATCACTATATGAAAATCCTCTTTTAACTAAAAATAAAATTTCGTCTAATTGTCCCTTACTATAGTCCGTAGAAAGGGCGAAAAAATTCAACCCCGAATCCAATTTCAACTTGGATGTCTTCTCCTGACGGGGTCTTTACTGTTTTCTTTAAATCTAATGATGGTTTATTTTCTTTTACAAATTTTCTGAAATCTTGTGAGTCTTTAATTGGTAAATTTTGAATAAAATTATGAATACTCATCATTTCTTTATTTCCACCAACAGATTTTATCATCATCTCCAATTCCTTGGTTACTAATGGTGCAACTCCATTACCATTCCAACTTTTTTCAATTTCCTCTAAATCCTTTTGTTGTTTTTTAGTTAAAAATTTAAACGTAACCCCAACTTTAGATTTTTCCATAAAAAATGCAAATTCCCCATTTTCATTTGGAGTTAAAGTAAATTCTTTAAATTTTATTTCACTTAAATCTACCTTACTTGTGAATCCTTCATTGGTTTTTGGGTCAGTTACATAAACATTAAACTCAGAACCAAAGGCGGTATTTCTTAAAAAAATTAATATGGCTTGTCTGTCCTCATCAACCAAATCATCAACACTAATATCTTTATCTAAAACTTTTCTTTTTAAAAGTTCATCTACCACAGTATTACTTTGAATAAGATTTTGTGCCGATAAAATGTTTTCATCAGATGCGGTTAGATATGCAACTCTCACTGATTTTTTTTGAGATGTGTAATGAATACCTCTACTTGGTAATTCAACAACATCATACGCAATTGTTGGGTCTACTACGAATTGTTCCATAAAATATAATATAATTAATAACTACTTGATTGTAAAGTTTTAAAACAAAAAAGGTATCCTTTTGAGATACCTTTCTTTGACAGATTTTTTATTTTAGTAAACTTGGATACATCTATCCATTCTTAAACCACAAGTGATAGTTGCCAATTCATCTCTTGAATAATCCAAATCACCAAAGTTTAAGTTGGTAATGAATGTACCTTGAAGAATCCATTTTTCAACCACAACACCAGTTGGGTCTAACATTTCAATTTCAATATCTTTTTTATATCCAGCAGCATATCCCATTCGACCAGTAACTGATTCCGCATGTAAACGGAACCATTCCATTAATGCTTGAGATGCTGAAGGACCAATTGGGTCTTTAAATGTTACTTGCATTTCTTCCCATTCAAATCTACCAGCAACATACGTTGATGTATTCAAGAAAGGGATTGGGACTGAGTTAATTTTTGCTTTAGGTCTTGAAGCGGATGTAACATACCATTCGTTAATTCCCAAAGTTGATGGAAATCTAACGATGAATCGGTTTTGTCTTTTCGGTTCGTAAGGAACCGGCATTTTCATTAATAAATCTGCCATTTTGTATTTGTTAAGTTTTTTGTTATTTTCTTTCTTATAAATATACTCAAATCAAGAAATATTTTTTTTTTACGAAAATGATTCAATTTACTTGATTTTGTGAAAAATTTTCGTTAGTTTTTTACTAGTCCCAGTATCCAGTTCCAGAATATTCCTTAACTTATTAATAAATACTAGTATATCTAGTTTAATATAAAACTAGTCTAGTATTAATATAATACTGGGCAACTATTAAAAAATAAAAGGGTCCCATTGGGACCCTTCTATTTTATTTATTTTTTTATTAGATATTATCAAATGATGCTCCTGTAGGAGTAATGATGAATTCAACATCAATAAATTCAAGAGAACGTGTAGGTTTTACATAAATTTTTCCTCTAAGTGTGTTTGCATCAATATCTTCTGGATCGTTTGATACTGTTACACGGAAGTCAAATAAACCTCTTTCTTTCTTAATTGACTCAAGAATTGGATTTACCAATCTCAAGAATTCATTTCTAACTTGTTCGTCATTTTGTTCAAACAACAATCTAACTGCTACCGCTGAAATTAACTTTCTAGCTCTCAATAATAGTCTTCTTACGTTGATTCTATCAAGTGCGGACTCTCTAACCTGAAGGGTTTTGTTACCCCAAATAATTGTTCCAGTATCAGAGAATGTTGCAATTGGGTTGATTCTGTTTTTGTAAAGGTCATCTCTTTCATCAAGAGTTAACTTTTTGTACGCTTTAACCGCATTTACCAAACCTCTTGAGTAACCCGCCACAGCAAACCATGGATAAGAAACGTTATCGGTTAATGCGATGTTTTTAAGAACTTCACCTGTTGGTGGGAGATACAACTGAGTTGCATTATCACCATCTCTTACCTGAATCCATGGCCAGTAGGTTGCGGAATAGTTACTATCCAATGCAACAGAATCCAAATCATCAATTACCTCTTCCGCAGTTGTTTTATTTGGTGAGTTAATTATATAAAGTGAATCTGCTCTATCATTTTCAATCATCTCAATTGCTTGAGTTACTAATGAACTATGGTCGAAGAAGTTGATACCGGGTGTTGCGAACACGTTAATATCAATTGCTTCGGGGTTTGCGAATGTATTGATACCAGCTAAGTATGAGTAGTAATCGGAATTACCTGATACAGAACTGAATACACCACTATTTGTGGTATGACCATTTACATATGTTGGTCTACCAAATATAAATCCGTCTCCATTTGTTCTAACATTTCTGTAGATATCCCAACCATCGAATCCACCAAATACTGCGAAAGTAAATTTACGGAAATTAATATTTTCTAATTGTCCTTTATCTGCACCTTCTAAATTATATGGTGTACACTGATATGTTACTCCTGTTATAGTGGAAGCGTTGGTAGATAGGTGGAAACCAAAAGTTTCAGTTGTAGCACCTAATCCTTTATATTTCAATAAATCTCTATCAAAACCAACTTGAGAAGAAAGACCTAAAGATACTTTTCTTACTTTATCTCCGTTTGATAAAATTGGAGTACCATTTACATCATAAGAGATAACATCACCTGAAGAATAGTATTGTGTTTTGTAAAGAACATTACCTAATTTACCTGTTGAACCAAATACACTGTTATTTTTAAATCCTTTGAAACCAGCAGGGAATGCGTCTATTGGGTGATTATCAGCCATAGATAACATGATGTATCTTGAACGTAATTCATATTCACCATCAGATGTACCTACTTTTTTAGCAATATAACCAGGTAAATCTGGATTTAAATTACATCTTGTAAATTTCTCCAATACAACAAGAGTATCGTCAGTATCGTTAAAGTCTCTAACAATCAAATCGAAATCACCGGTGTCCAAATCAATATTCTGAATTGTGATTTTTACTTGGAAGTTAGCAGATTCTCCATCAGAAATTGTAATTACCTCAAATAAGTCAGCAACTTCACCACCTCTAACTTCAGAAACAACCATAGGTGATATTGTAGTATCCCATTGTCCTAAGAAATTGTTACCGTCGGTCTCAACTTCAACTGAAGTACTCAAACCTCTAATTAATCCCTTATCAAATGCAGTTTTTAACAAATTAGGATATGACTCGTGTACATAAAGTGGGAATTCTGATTTAACTTTATCAAAAACTTCAGTTCCTAATACTTTAGTAATGTATTTTGTAGAGGTCGTGTCCAATGAACAAGTGAATGATTTAGCACCAGACGTACTACCAGTTACATTCAATGTAAATTCACCCAATGGATTAGTATCCAAATCGGAACCTGTTACTTCAGAAATTCCTACAGTTGAACCGGTTACTTCCAAAAGAAGTGTTTGTCCACTATATGATCCTCTCGGTCTTAATGCTGCAACAACAACATTATGATAGTCAGAATTTAATTCTGCGGTATACTCGTATCTTGTTACATTGAAGTGGTCATCTTCCCAAACAAAAAGATATGAATATACGTCTGTGATTGTTGCACCACTATTGAAAAATATGTTATACCATTCTTTTTCATGGTTTGATGTTTCATTATCCACACCCGTCAATGGTGAGATAACCTCATCAGATGCTGTTAACGCTGCAACGTCATCTTCATCAGGTCTACCAATTACGAACCATTTGTCATTATCTGCCGATGTAAAACCACTAAAGTTTTCTTCGATATAATCTGTAATTGATGAACCATCGTGTGCGGTTTTACCTGATAATTGACCTGAAATTGTACCACCCGTTACAGGATCAAATGTTAAACCTGTGGTTGATGTGTAACCTGTTAAAGTTATACTAATACCACCTAATGTTTTAATACCAAAAGTTTTATTTGGTTTATAACCTGTTAAACCTAAAACTCTGGTTACGAATAATTGATTTGACTCTTCTAAATAAGATTTTGCAACATATGGTAATTCATATTTTGGATTACCCTGACCATCTTTAACTGGTGAGGTGGGACCAAAATATGTTTTGAACTCGTCAAAGTTGCTAATTAAAATTGGTTCAAATGCTGGCCCCTTTAAGGCTTCACCAACTAAACCGAGTGTTGTTACACCCACACTTTGAGCCACAAATGTTAAATCCTTCTCTGAGGTGTATACACCGGGAGAAACGAAAACTCTGTTTGAACT